TTTAGACTTGCCAAACCAATCACGGAGACCTTCTTCATGAACAATTTCTTCATTAGTTACATAATCTGCTGCAGTATCAATGTAGTCTGCTGCTTTAGTAATTTTTGATTGGACCCATGCCTGCAAATTGCCTTCACCCTTTTTTCCCATTTTTTTCTGAAGGCGTTTAACTGCATTAGCAACAGTTTTTAACTCCGAACGAGCCATAGAATATTCATGATCTTTTTTTTCTTCATTCATTTTTTTCTTTCGACCTTGACAATGAGCACGTTGACTAAAACCTTTTGGGTTGTCGCAATCAATAGATTTTTTGTATTTTTCAGACCAACCCATTGAAAAACAAGTTTATTCTTTATTATTTAGAAAACCTTGCTTTAACATCCTTTGAAGTTCTGAAGTTGATCCAACAAATACTGCATTATTGGTCACATTATTTGTTGTTTTCTTAGAATCTTCTTCTACATCTTTAAGCTTCTTTTGTAAGTCAATCAATTTATCTGTAGTATCAGCAACACTCTTAATCAATTGTCCAGCAACCTCATATGCTCTTGGACTTCCACCTTCATCCGCAAGTTCCATGATTCCGTTGATTGCTTCTTGTCCCTTTTCAATTAGAGAATATAAATTTGCACGAGTATATTCATAATCTTTTTCAATATCACTACTTTTTTGCTTTGTGATATTAGTCTTTTTTTCTGAATTCTCTACATTAACAATATGACTTTCAGTATTTAAAGCCTTGTCAATGGAGTCATAATTATCCTTCATAACCTTTAAATGTCAGTTTGTCTTGTGGGGCTATAATCTTTAGAATTTGGTAAAAAAGTCCAACTTTCATTAAATCCAAAATCATCTCCTGGATCAGCATCAATTGGATCTGGAACTACTGTATATCTCATCTCACGTTTTGCTGTTTGAGTATCAATACTACTATATGTATCAACTTGAACTTTTCTGATAAGACCATCGCTACTGTCACTGATTGGACCAAATAGATATGTCTTTGCGGTAAATTTCAACGTATAAATTAATGCTCTTCTTGTTTGAAATGATCCTTCATAATCATCTTGAAAATCAATGCTATCGAGAACAATTGGAATATCTCTCTTTTCTCCTATAGAATCTACTAAATCTACAGTTAAGTTAAAAGATGGTTGAAAAAATGGTAAAATTTGCTCTATAATTTGCAGAGCATCATCATTTAATTTACTAAAAATATTGAGTTCAAATCCAATATTATAAGGTACTGGCATGAAAACTTTTTTAACACTACCATCCTGATCACATGCTTTAAATGTCTGTGTTACTCCAGATTTTCTAGTTGGATCATATTCGATAGATACCATTTCAAATGACATCCTAGGAAGAGTTATTGCAATAGATTTTGTCAACTGTTCTTGTTCTTGAATTTTCGTCAAAAACTTTTGCATTGGACCATAAGAAAGTCCAACTTTAGTTTCGTCTAAAATTTCACCACTAGGATTTTTTATATGTCTTATGTAAATATTATTAAAAAGAGTTCCAAATCCTATAATAGTTTTTCTTAAAATTTCGTGATAAAAATAAGTTCCTAACATTAGTAATCTCCAAATGGATTAGATTCTGTAAAATCCAAAATATTATCTGCTTCAGTTTCAATTTCTTCATTAACATCATAAGGATTGTCATAACTCTCCAAATCGTGAGATTTTATGACATACCTTGCGGATGAAATTGATCCAACAATAATTTGTCCAGCACTAAATTTACCAGTATTTAGAGAGACTCTCATGGATGTGACTGGAATAACTCCAGGGGTAGGGGAATATGAAGTTCTAAAATCTCTAACTCTTGCAGTAACTCCTGATAATTGTCCTGTAACTATTTCGTTGTATATAAAAGTACCTACACCAACAGTAGAGAATCCCGATATCGTTACATTTGGATTGGATGTATATCCAATTCCGGGATTTAAGATTCTAAATGAATCTATCCCAGTATCCGAATTTACAATAGCAATAGCAGTGGCAGTTACTCCTATAGAGGGACCTTCGATGGTAACCACTGGATTTGAGACATATCCGCGACCAGAGTTATTAACTGTAATAGTAGCAACACTAAATTGTGTCCCTCCAATAGAACATGTTGCTGCTGCTCCAGTGCCTGGACCTGAAAAAGTAATAGATGGTGGTGTAAGATATCCGGAACCAGAATCAGTAATTTCAATTCTATGAATTGATTTTACATTTCCTATAGACGTTGTAATTGCTACAGCAGTAGCTGTTCTTCCTCCAAGTGGAGCTGGAGAAAATGTTACTGTAGGATTTGAAGTATATCCACTTCCATCATTGTTTAAAAATATCTCACTAACTGCACCACTAGAAATTCCTGCAGTTGCATTGGCAACAATTTCTGTACCGGAACCAACTAATATTAAATTTGTAATGTATCCTTCATCTTCAACAGTGTTATCAACTTCTTCTATTGCAGTATCAATAAGTTCATTCTCATATTCATAAAGTTCACAACTTAATTCATAAATGTAATTAGTTCCTAATTGATAAAAAGGTTTTTCAGACTCAACTCTTTTAATTTCAAACAATCTCTCTCCAAGAGGAAAATAAATTAAATCCCCTTCTTTAGGTCTAGTAATTAAATCAGCAAAGTCATAATCGGTAATTCTTCCCTCTCTAATTCCAGAACTAATACCTTCTAAAAAAGGAGCAATAAATTCTTCGTATCTTTCTCTTGATATGGTCAAACTAATTTCATTTTTTAGTCTAAGTCCAAATTTGGTCATTATATCACTATCTGGAGCATATCCATCATAATTATTAATGTATGCTTCTATAAGAAAAACATCATCAAATTTTGATGATTGTATTTCCCTAATAATGTCATCAGTTTTGAATATCTTTCTTGGTAAATAATATACTTCAACCCCATAAATCCTTAATTGTTCATTAATAATATCTTGAACAAGAAATTGTTCGGTAGTTGAACCCTGTAAAAAGAATGGATTTAAAGTCATAATTATTATCCGATAAAATCTAATGGTGGCATTTCATATTCATTAAACATTCTTTGTTTAATATCTTCCAGTTCTCTTTCTGCATCTTCATATAATTGTCTTCCATTCAATTCAGTTCCTCCTGGAAGTTTTACTCCTTGGAACTTAATTAAATTCTGCCCCCATTGCCTTTTAATTAAAGATGTTAAATATTTTTTAACAAAACTATCATTGTAAACTTTTGAGAAATTTGTAGGATCTAAAGCTCTATAGCAATCAATAACTAAAAATGTATCTTTGTTTTGTGATGTCCAATCAATATCTAAATATAATCTGTTTTGTCTTTTATTAAATCTAATTTGTTTGTCTGTGGTAAGTAGAAAATCAATATCCTCTAGGTAAGATTTGACCATAGAATATTGTAGTAATTCTACAGAATTGAAATAATATAAATCATTTAAAAATAATTGATACTTGATACTAAACATTCCACCAGAAATAGAACTGGTGTCAAATTTAAATATTTTTTCTACTCCTATTACAGAATCTGGAACTTGAATATAATTTGAAGATTCATAAAAATTAAATGTAGCAGTTCCAAATCCAGTTATGTTAGAAGACCCTGTTGTTGTTACAATACCAACTCCACCAGTCCCACTTGCTCTTCCTCTGTTAATATCATTCTCCGTTATCTTATATTTCAAATACATTCTCTCAACTCCATCATAATGTCTTTCGTTGAAATACTGTAAGGCATCATCTACCAAATCATCAATTTGTTCATCAGCAACGTTAATTTCCAGTACAGGTGCTCCCAGTTTTCTCAAACAGTAATCAATTAATTCTTGTCTAGTCGTAGGTTGTGCCATTAGAATACTCCTCCATCAATTACAGAAGTCCAAGTTGGAATTCCGACAGAATTTGTTGTCAAAACAAAATAAGATTCTGTTAATGCATTTTCTGTACTTGCAGCTCCAATTAGTTTTCCAGTGTTATCAAAGTATGCCACTCCATTTGGTCCATCATAATCTCCCAGATCGTAATAAAGACCTTCAGTTACTGAAGCAAATCCTGTTATTCTTAAGTCCCCAGAAATATCTAAATCATTAGTGAAAGTAGATACTCCAGAAACATATAAATTATTTGTTGTTAATAATCCAGATAATCTAGCATTTCTCCATCGTTTAGAATCTATACCAAGATCATATGTCGCATCATCATTTGGAGTTAGGTTTGATATAAATTCACCACCAACATTAATATCATCAGTATTTGCATCACCGAGTCTAATAGTGCCTCCCCTAAAGGTAGCAACACCAATAAATTCTGATGTTCCATTAACCTTTAAATTTTGATTAACGGTAGCATTTTTTGTTACATAAAGATCTCCACCTAATTCTGTAGTTCCTCCACTAGATGCTAAGGTAGTAATTCCTACAGACTCTAATGTTCCATTGATAACTAAATTGTCAGAAATATCTACAGAATTATTAATATCTACATTAGATTCAAAAGTTGATACTCCAATTATTCTTAGATCATCATTGACAACTAAATCATTTTGAATGTCAACTGACGCATTTATATTTAAATCATCAC